TCAAATGCGCTAAAGCCCCATTCAATGTAAGACCGTGCCAACCGCCCGCGCAGCCTGCCATTCTCTACCCCCGCCAGAACCAGCACCAGCCGCTGACCATTGCGCTGCGCCGTGCCGAGATAGGAAAAGCCGGATTCATTGGTGAATCCGGTCTTGATCCCATCCGCCCCGGCAATCCGCCCGATCATCGGATCGTGATTGATCTGCGCGATACCTTTGTAATCGAACCCCATGCGTCCGATGTAATAACCGAACTTGTCAGGGTGGCGCGCAATTATGGCGCGGGCCAGCGTCACCAGATCATTGGCCGTGGTGAAGGTGCGCCCTTCGTCGGGCCAGCCATTAGGGGTGCCGAAATGGCTCCCTGTCATTCCCAGCGCCAGCGCGGTGCGGTTCATTTCGGCCGTCCATGCCGCGATTGACCCTGCCTGCCCGGTTGCCAGCACCACCGCGCCATCATTGCCCGAGACATTGGCAATGCCGATCAGCAGATCATCGACCCGCACCTGTTCATTGATGTCGAGAAACATGGTCGATCCCTTGCGCCGCCAATCACGGGCGATCGCCGGGGTCATCGTGAATACCTGGGCCGGATCAAGCTTCCCCGCTTCAATCAGCTCGAACGCGAGGTAGAGCGTCATCACCTTCGTGACCGATGCCGGAATGAAGCGGCGGTCAGGGTTGCGGGCGTGGAGCACTTGCCCGTTGCTGAGGTCAACCAGCAGCGCCACAGGGGCTTCATAGGCACGTGGCACTGCGGGCACAATCGCGCCACTTTCAGACTTGGGCACCTGCGCGTGGGCAGGAACGGCAACAAGCGCCGCCGAAAGGGGCAGCAGCAGGGCAGTGTATCGGGACAGGATCGAGGTTTTCACAGCGGCGGCTATAGCCGCGCACCCTGCGCTTGGCGAGGCACCGGCCCTGTTCAGTTCACGATTTCGTCAGCCAGCAACCCCACGCTCATCGCGTAATAGCTTGAGCAGTTATATTCGAGGATCGCGCGGTAATTGCCGGTCAGCAGCCATGCTGGCGTTCCGGGGCCATCGGGCTGGAACAGTGACACCATGACGTCATCGTCCAGCCCACGCTGCGCCACCACGCCAAGCGCACGCCATTCGGCCACGGTCATCCAGCGGCTCAGGCGTTCATGCACACGCGGGCATTGCGGCGCGGTGATGCGGGTGCGGTAGGCGTTGACATCGAACCCACCGGGAACCGCCGCGCGTACGCCCCATGGCTGGCCCGGCCGCCATCCAGCGTCGCGAAAATAGTTGGCGATCGATGCGAAGGTGTCAGCACGGTTGGTGAAAATATCGGCGCGCCCGTCTCCATCGCCATCGGTGGCAAGCCGCAGATAGACCGATGGCAGAAACTGCGGATTACCAAACGCCCCGGCGTAGCTGCCGACCAATTGCGCACGGGGATAACCCTTGTCCGCCACCTTCATCAGCGCGACGAATTCACCCGCGAACAGTTCACGCCGCCGACCCTCCCACGCCAGAGTCGCAAGGCTGCGGGACAGATCAAAATCGCCCTTGATCCGGCCATAGCTGGTTTCGTGCCCGAAAATGGCGACGATGATCGGCCCCGGCACGCCATATTCACGCTCAATCCGTGCGAGCAGATCGCGATGCTGTGCAAAAACCGCCCGCCCGCCGTCGATTCGCGCTGTGTTGACATGGGTGGCGATGTAATTCGACATCGGAGGGTAGCCGCGCGTGGTGGCGCTGCCGGGCTGGTTCTGATCCAGCCGGATCACGCGGTCATTGGGGGTGAGACCGGCGGTCATCCGCTCGATCGTCGCCTCGCTCACGCCTTCCCCGCGCGCGCGTGCTTTCAGCAGTTCGAGGTAAGCATCAAAGCTGAGCGGGTCACTGGCTCCCATTTGCGCAGACGCCGGAGCATTGGCAGGCGGCGCACCGATCATGGCAAGCGCAGCAATGGCAAGGGCGGCGGCAGGGAGCAGGCGTGGAATCATGCCAACAGGAATGTCACACCTTGCCTGAATACCCAACAACCGAAGTGGGATGACTTGGGCGTAAACTATGGTTATGGGCGCGTCGCAAGCGGACAGGTGGCCGAGTGGTTTAAGGCAGCGGTCTTGAAAACCGCCGTAGGTGTAAGCCTACCGTGGGTTCGAATCCCACCCTGTCCGCCACCATATTAATAAAAACAATGACTTAAGATAGACTTTCAGGGCTTGCCATACCGCCTGACACACTCGCGATAATCGTGGATAACCTCCGCAGGTGCGGTTTCTTGAACCTTGCGGGCAGTCGCAACGCTGCGCTCTGATACGTTAAGCAGGCTGGCGGCTTCGGAGATGGACGTGCTATTCTGCAAATTTGCAGATTTGCTCTGATGCTGATTAGAGCCAACGCCACCCCTTGGCATATTAGCCACGCGTTTGGCTATCATGGCCCTCTGGCTCTCGCTTAGGTGCCTGCGGTGCAGGTTATGGCTGATGACGAGTGCATCATCGCCTTCAAAGGGGGCCGCCAGCATCACGCCAGCGGCCCAAATTCGGCACCGCGCCCCCGGAAGAGAAGGGCCGTGCCGTGACGGGGTTTGCGCACTCACCGTCTAACCGGGCCGTTCGGGGCGCAGTATTAAACCCACGGGTGGCCAGCCTAACCCTTATTGCTCGCTCCAATCCACCAGCTTCATTGCCTTTTCAGGATCAACGCCGGATTCCTTGGCGAGGGCCAAAGTCTGCACCACGGCAGACAGGGCGCGCGCCCGACCGCCAACGTCAAACGCCTGCAGGGGACGCATCACATCGAGCGTCACCGGGCCAGCCAGCTTGTCGCTGGCCTCTTGTGCGATCATCACGGCAATCGGCTGCAGGGTCCATTGTGCCAGATGCCTTTGCACCTCGCGCACCATCGGCCCGGTTGTAGCGGGATTGTGCAGCCCCGGCAGCACGCCGAAAGCCATTTCAATCGATGCCCGCGCCGCGTCGAGCGATTGCGTAAGCATCGCCTTTTGCAGGTCCGGGGTCACGTCATGGGGCTTTAGGTCCGTCATCGGTGCGGGACCGCCTGCAGCCGTGACGTTGACGCTCTCGCGCACCAGCACCCGCCCGCGCATCCCGCGAAAGCCGCGCGCGATTGCCGTCATGTCAGTGTCAGGGGCTTCGGGGAACGGGGCGACGCTTGAACCGATAGGGGCCTCCGAATAGACTTCGGACAGCACCGTTTCGATTGCCTGCAGCATCCCGGCTGTCAGACGTGCCCGACGCAATGGCGAGACGCCCGTCCACGGCACGCCCATGTCCGCGCCGACTCGAAAGTGCAGGACTTCGCTTGCCAGCAAGGTCTCGGATTTCGCGCCGCCGGTTTCAGGGATGCTAACCCGGTAAGCCGTCGGAGCGCTAAAGCGCGTTGACAGGTCCCAATCGCTGCAGGGCAAAAGCCCGTCCTCCCTGATGGCAAAGACAGCCGCGCCGCGTAGCGCCAGAGACCGCCCTGCAAGCGCTAAGTGAAACGGGGACAGCATGTCCGTGCCGTCAACGTCGGCAAGGCTGAGTCCGTTCTCCCATAGGCTTACACAACTCTGCACCGTGCCCGTGAGTTCGCCCACGCCGTCGGTCCCGCTCAGATACGCAGCCCGCGCCGCCATAATTTGCGAGGTGTATCCCGTCTCGCTGGAGCGGGTTTCAAGATGCAAATTTGCGTCTTGTTTCTTCTTGAACGGCCACATGGTCACGCCCTCCTGTAAGGACGCAGCAAGTCAGCAGCGCCGCTGTTTTCGATTGCGCGCGCGATCCATGCCGCACTGCGCGAATAGCTTTCATTGATGGCCCCGCCCATATTCACCGAATACTGCGAGACCCCTGCGCGATCGGGAACGTCGGCAAGGTATTCTGCGAGCCGCCTGTAAGCCTCCAGAATTGCCGGGGGCACGGTTCCGCCCCCAACGTCGGCAGTGATGCGATATTGCCCCTCAGCCCCCAGAGAATAGCCGTAGGGGCCGACTGGCAGGGTGAAGGCTTCCCACGCCTCGCCGTTCCACCTCTCCGATGCCGTAATGGTCGCCGGGGTGAGCGGAACCGTCCAGTCGCCGCAACCGTCCAGCGTCCAGACCACTTCGCGCGGGGTGAACCGGTGTGCGATGTAGTTTTCGATCCTCGCCCAGACCGCTTGTGAGTTGAGCGATTCAGCCGCGTCCGAAAGCCCGTCGGGGAGGCCGGGGTTATTCGCCGGGGCGGCCTCAATCTGCTTAATGAGTTCGATCATCAGGGCCTCCAGCGGTTGAGGGTGCGATGCAGGCCTGCAGCCGGATCATCGGGCAGCGCGATGCCGCCGGGGGTCCAGTTGCGGGCTTCGATTTGCGCAGAGGGGTAAGCGGCCCGCGTCACCGCCGAGACTTCCACCAGTTCCGCAGCGGTGATGCTGCGATGAACAACCTCGCCGTCGCGGGTGATGATCTCGCCGCCCTTAGCCACGCGAAAGCCCGGTGACAGGCCCCGGATAAGCCCCGCACCGTGAGCGGCGAGGAAGTCCCGCGCCCATGATGTGTGAGCCGCAACCGTCGCTTCGAATGTCAGGGCGTCGTCATCCTCCCGGACCTCCAGCGTTCCCGCCATCCGGCTTGCCAGCGGTTTTTCGAAGTCATGCCCGCTGAGAAAGTGCAGTTCATCATCGGAGTTGACGCGGGAGGCAAAGGCCCCCCGCGCGATGGTTTCGAAGTATCCCGGTGCAAGCTGCGTCCGGGCGTTGTAGGGGAAGCGGCCCGCCACGCGAACCGCCTCGCCCTCTTGGCGAACCTCAAGCCCGCCTAGCGAACCGCCCCACAACATTAACGGATGCCCGTCAGGATTTCGAGTTGCACGCCGCGCGCAACAGTCACGTCCATGGTCACGAGGCCGGTCAAACGAAGCTGGCCAGACTTTGCATCGGTGTAGGGGTCCCGGATCATATCGACCGCGCCCCACATGCCGACAAAGATAGGCGAAACGCCGTTCGTGGCAGTGGACAGCAGCGCCGTGCTTTCCAGCGGGTCACCCGCCGGGGCAGCAAGGCCGTTCGTCGTCAGCACCACGCTGCCAATCTTGGCAACCATCCGGTCCCATTCGGAGACCGTCGTAGCGGTCAGCAGGTCGTCATCCATGCTATCGAACACCTCGGGCCGCAACAGCAGGTTGATGGCGTCAAGGCTGTTCGCCGCATTCGCCGTCATGAAACGCACTGCAGCCGCGCGGAACGCTGCATAGGACGCAGCCGCATCGATGGCCGTGGAGGTGATGCCGTAGGTCGCCGCGCCGGTGATGACGCCGAGCGGTTCGCCGCTGGCACCGGAGCCACGGAAAATAGCCCGGTCCGATTCCTGCAGGATGGCAGCGGCCATGTCCCGGCGCACCGCCTGTTCCAGTCCCGCGCCCGACTGTTTCAGAGCCTTGCGCGTGATCTTCATCCCGACGCCGAGCGTGTGGTCCGGGGTAAGCGGACGGTCCACCGTGGTATAGGCCTGCGGCCCCGGAACGTCGCCGGTCTCAGTGCCAGCCCAGCCGGGTTGCGCGCCGCCGGTTGCACCCGGATATTCGACTTCGCCGAC